CAACGCTCGAGGTCGCCGCCGCGCAGGCCTGCGCGGCTATCGAGGCGACGCCGGTGCCGCTGCGCCAGTTGTGGAACGCGCAGACCTGCCCGGTTGCGCTGCTGCCCTATCTTGCCTGGGCCTGGTCGGTCGACCGCTGGGACAGCAGCTGGAATGAGGCGACCAAACGCAGCGTCGTCGCCGCCTCGGAGTATGTGCACCGGCATAAAGGCACTATCGGTTCGCTGCGGCGTATCGTCGAGCCGCTCGGCTATCTGATCCGCATCACCGAGTGGTGGAAAACCGGCGACGCGCCGGGCACGTTTCGCCTCGACGTCGGCGTGCTCGACACCGGCATCACCGAGACGATGTACAACGAACTGGAGCGGCTGATCGCCGATGCGAAGCCGTGCAGCCGGCATCTGATTGGCCTCTCGATCAATCTGGACGCCAGCGGCGTGCTGCCGATGGCGGTCGCCAGCTACAGCGGCGACGAGCTGACGATTTATCCCTATACCCCTGAAATCATCACCGTGAACGGGCCAGGCTACACCGGCGCAGCGGTACATTTAATTGACCTGACGGAAGTGCGCACATGACAACGAAATATTACGCCCTGCTGACCAATCAGGGCGCGGCAAAGCTGGCGAACGCCACGGCGCTCGGCACGAAGCTGCAAATTACGGAAATGGCGGTAGGTGACGGCGGCGGCACGCTGCCGACACCGAACGCCTCGCAGACGGCGCTGGTGGGCGAAAAACGCCGCGCGGCGCTCAATTCCCTGAGCGTCGATGCGGCCAACAGCAGCCAGATTATCGCCGAGCAGATTATCCCGGAAAACGAAGGCGGCTTCTGGATCCGCGAAATCGGCCTGTTCGACGCCGACGGCGTGATGATTGCCGTCGCCAACTGCGCGGAGACCTACAAGCCGCAGCTGCAGGAGGGCAGCGGCCGCACGCAGACGGTGCGCATGATTATCATCGTCAACAGCACTGACGCGGTGACGCTGAAGATCGACCCCTCCGTGGTGCTGGCGACGCGCCAGTATGTGGATAACGGGGTGATCGAGGCGAAGCAGTATGCGGATAAGGGCATTGCTGACCACGTCGCGGCGGCGAATCCGCATAAGCAGTATCTGCAGATTGCTAATGCGCTGGCGGAGGTAAAGAGCGCAGGGAAGGTGGCGGATGTTCTACAAAACCTTGGTATTAGCGAAAAATTTTCCGGGCGCTTTCTTAATCGACAGATATTCACCACGCCAGGGGCCTTCAGTTACAAACCCTCGGCTGGAACGAAGCGTATCAAAATCATTATGACCGGCGGTGGTGGCAGAGGCTATGGTTTCCTTGGCTGGGGCAATGGATTTCGTTCACGTGGCGCAGGCGGTGGAGCGGGCGGTACCACAATTGCCTGGCTGACGGTTGATGAGAGCAAAACGTACGCAGGCGTTGTTGGTCAGGGAGCAGATGAGACATCAGATTCATCAAGCAGTTCGTTTGATGCGCGGTTAACGGCAGGCAATGGTGTTTCAGCAAAGGGCGATGCGGGCGGTGGCGGTGGCAGCGCGGTTGGCGGCGACTTAAATATTCGCGGTGGTGACGGCAGCGATTCGCCTGGCATTGTCAGCGATTCAGCTAACCCTTACTTCGGGGGTTCTGGTGATGGCGGCGCAAGTTACTGGGGCGGCGGGGCCCGCAGCGGCGAAGGTTCAACATCAAATCGCGCGCCTAGGTTTGGCGCGGGCGGCGGCGGTAATACTCGCACCGATCCTTATGTTGGGGCTTTTGGCGCGCATGGCGTGATCTATATTGAGGAATTTAGCTAATGAAAAATTATGCCCGAATTGAGAATCAGCACGTTGCAGAGATAGTTTCGCTCAGCGTTCAACCCTCAGAGATATATCATCCATCGCTGGAATGGATCGATATTACTTCTTTGGCCGAGGTGCCTGAGGTAGGTTACCTTTACAATGACGGTCGTTTCGCGGCTCCAGCTGTTAAAACTGAAAATGCAGTTTTAGTGGCAAAGGCTACGCATACTCTTTTAATGGAAGAGGCAAACAACGCTATCGCTCCGCTACAAGATGCCGTTGATATTAATATCGCAACGGATGAAGAAGTGACACGATTAGCTGAATGGAAAAAATACCGAGTCCTTCTCAGTCGCGTTAATATGCAGAATGCGCCAGATATAGAGTGGCCAACCAAACCCGCATAATAATAAAACTGCACCTGAGGATTTCACTACCTCAGGTGCAGTCACGAGAATTTATGCCGTCATTAAGAGCGAATAAATTTACAGGTTTGGGTATCAATCATGCCAGTCATTCACTGAGCGGGCACTTCTGGCCATTTAATATCTGGCGCAGCGCTACTATCAATTTTTTGTAGCGCTTTAATGTAGGACAACCAGCCTGTCAGCTTAGCTTTATCTTCATTATCAATGATGCCCAACTGCAATTCAGTTTGCCAGATACTGATTGTTACCTGCGCCTCTGCCAGTAATGCTTTTCTCCTGGCTTCCGCATCTTTAATTTGCGCGGCACTCATCGCATCTTTATCCGTAACCCAATTTTCTCCATCCCATTTATCAAATTCGGTTGCAGGCTTTAACGTTGTGGTTCCGGCTGGATAATCAATTGTCTCAGTAACTTCTTGCGATGTGCCATTGGTAATAGCGTAGACCGTTTCACCACGATGATCGGCTATGACCTGCCAACCACCTTCACGATAGACAGCAACGTGGTTCTTTTTCACAGTTGGAGGCGCAATAATAGTCGCATTAGCAGGCAAGCCGACTCCCTGCGGGAAATACTCTTCGACGGTATTGATTAACTCGCCGCTCTGCGCGTCGTAATTATAAATAGTCAGCGTGCCAGCTTCATTTGCCAGGCCGCTATTATCTAAAGTTAGCTTTGTCATTATGCCGCTCTCACAATGTAGTTAAAGGTGATGTTGCGTGGACGAACGGAAAACCACCATGACGAACCGGTAGATGCTCCCAGAGCTGCTGTTGATACTGTACCCGGTATGCCGGAATCCGGATTGCCAGCAGGAATAGCCTGATTACTGGGAGTTTTTCCCGTAGCTGGCTGAGTAGTTGTTGTCATGTCTGCATTGTCAAAAGCGACGCCGATGGCCGCCGATGCTGCCTGATCAAGATCGTTACCTACATAATCCAGAATTGCTGACCTGATAGCGGTGGATGACTGATTGCTTAGCAGCGCTCGCCCTGTATCCACTCCACGCCCGTCATCCCAGCCGCGAATAAACTCCCCGCGCAGATCGGGAAGCTTCAACGTCGGATACGCTTTGGCCAGCAACGGATACGTCGTGGCAGAAAAAGCGGCTCCGTTACACTTCAGCCAGCCTGCAGGCGGCGTTGCTGACGGCCACGGAACCGGCACGCCGATCGGCAGCGCCGAGCCTTCTCCCAAACCAAGGTTTTTGAGAAACCCGCCATGCATGACAAAATCCGCAAAAATCCGTCCCTGATAAGCTGAAGAGAAAAGGTTATGGCCGTCATTGGTTATATTCGCGTGTCAACAATTGACCAGAACTGCGATTTACAGCGGGATGCGCTCAAAAGCGCAAATTGTGACCGCATTTTTGAAGATCGAATTAGCGGGAAAGTGGCAAGCCGCCCAGGCCTTAAGCAGGCGCTTAAGCACATCAACAAAGGCGATACGCTGGTCGTCTGGAAACTGGATCGGCTTGGGCGCAGCGTCAAAAATCTCATCGCGCTAATTTCAGCGCTGCATGACCGCGGCGCGCATTTCCGCTCTTTGACCGACAGCATCGACACCAGCAGCGCCATGGGACGTTTCTTTTTCCACGTGATGTCAGCGCTGGCGGAGATGGAACGCGAACTGATCGTTGAGCGCACGCTGGCTGGGCTGGCGGCGGCCCGGGCGAAAGGGCGCACGGGCGGAAGGCCGCAGGCTCTGAACCCACAGGAACGCGAGCAAGCCAGCCGGCTGCTGGCGCAAGGCCATAGCCGACAGCAGCTGGCCATCATCTACGGCGTCGGGCTATCCACCCTGTATAAATATTTTCCTGTAAAGACGCAGGAAGAGGCGAACGCTCCATAATTTTGTGGCGGCAGAAGACAAAAATAGCCACCTGTTCGCTCAGCCCTCAGCAAACCGCAACCGCATGATTTCTCTCACCTGACCTGACAATCTGAGCGCACCCTCAACACGGAGTGCATCAGATGTCTGATTATCATCACGGTGTACGCGTTGTCGAAATTAATGACGGCACGCGCACCATTTCTACCGTATCCACCGCCGTAGTCGGCCTGGTCTGCACCGCAGACGACGCAGACGCCACGGCGTTCCCCCTCAATACCCCGGTGCTGCTGACCAACGTGCAGGCCGCTATCGCCAAAGCGGGCAGCAAAGGCACGCTGGCGGCGTCGCTGCAGGCGATTGCCGACCAGGCGAAGCCGGTTACCGTCGTGGTGCGCGTCGCCGAAGGCGCGACCGAAGCGGAAACGATCTCCAACCTTATCGGCACCACCGATGAAAACGGCCAGTACACCGGCATGAAGGCGCTGCTGACCGCGCAGACCCAGCTCGACGTCAAGCCGCGTATCCTCGGCGTACCGGGGCTCGACTCGCAGGAAGTGGCGACCGCGCTGGCGAGCATCGCGCAGCAGCTGCGCGCCTTCGCCTATGTGTCAGCCTGGAACTGCAAAACCATCAGCGATGCGATGAACTACCGCAAAAACTTCAGCCAGCGCGAACTGATGGTGATCTGGCCCGACTTCGTCGCCTGGAACACCGCAACCAGCACCGCTGAAACCGCGTTTGCCACGGCGCGCGCGCTCGGTCTGCGCGCCAAAATCGACAACGACACCGGCTGGCATAAAACCCTGTCGAACGTCGGCGTCAACGGCGTTACCGGCATCTCTTCATCGGTCTTCTGGGATCTGCAGCAGAGCGGCACCGATGCCGACCTGCTGAACGAAGCCTGTGTCACCACGCTGATCCGCAAAGATGGCTTCCGCTTCTGGGGCAACCGCACCTGCAGCGACGATCCGCTCTTTGTGTTTGAAAACTACACCCGCACCGCGCAGGTGCTGGCCGACACCATGGCCGAAGCGCACATGTGGGCCAACGACAAACCGCTGACGCCGGTGCTGGTGCGTGAAATCGTGGCGGGCATCAACGCCAAATTCCGCGAGCTGGTCAACGCCGGCTACCTGCTGGGCGCGTCAGCCTGGTACGACGAAAGCGCCAACGACGTTGCCAGCCTGAAGGCGGGCAAACTCGCCATCGACTACGACTACACGCCGGTGCCGCCGCTGGAAGATCTCACCCTGCGCCAGCGCATCACTGACACCTATCTGGCGAACTTCGCCGCATCCGTTAACAGCTGAGGAGCCGGATAAATGGCACTACCCCGCAAACTGAAAGGGCTGAACCTTTTCAACGATTCAAACAGCTATCAGGGCGTTGTCTCTTCCGTCACCCTGCCGAAGCTCTCCCGCAAGCTGGACGCCTATCGCGGCGGCGGCATGAACGGCGCCGCCTTTATCGATAACGGCCTGGACGACGACGCGCTCGATATGGAGTGGACCATCGCTGGCATGGACGACCTGGCGCTGTCGCAGTGGGGCGGTTCCGCCGTGCCGCTGCGCTTCACCGGCTCTTACCAGCGTGATGACACCGGCGAAGAGATCGCGGTTGAGATTGAGGTGCGCGGCCGTCATCAGGCGTTCGACTTTGGCGAAGCCAAACAGGGTGAGGAGACTGAAACCAAAATCACCACCAAAAACACCTATTTCAAGCTCACCTGGAACGGCAAAGAGCTGATTGAGATCGACACCGTCAACATGGTGGAGAAGGTGAACGGCACCGATCGCCTTGAACAGCGCCGTAAAAATCTCGGCCTGGCTTAACCCTGACGCCAGCGCCTGGCGCTGGCTTTTTTACCTGTCTGAGAGAGAGAAACATGGAACAGCAAGAAAATATCGTTGCGCTGGAAACCCCGCTGAAACGCGGCGATGGTGCCATCGCGCAGGTTGAACTGATTAAGCCGAACGCCGGCGCGCTGCGCGGCGTGCGCCTTGCCGATCTCGCCTCAAGCGATGTCGACGCGCTGCTGACGGTGCTGCCGCGTATCACGCAGCCTGCGCTGACCAAAGCCGAGTGCAACAGCCTCGACCCGGTGGATCTGATCGCGCTGGGCGGCAAGGTGATTGGTTTTTTGCAGTCGAAGTCGGCCGCGTCGAATGGCCTGGCGGACTGACGGTCAATGACCTGATGGCCGACATCGCCGCCATTTTTCACTGGCCCCTTTCTGAAATGAACGACCTGCCGCTGGCCGAGCTGCTCGACTGGCGGCATAAAGCCCTGATCCGCAGCGGAGCAAATACGGATGAGTGAAGACCTCAAACTGCAGGCGCTGCTGAAAGCGGTTAATCAGGCGCTGCGCCCGCTACAGACCTTCCAGAATGAAACGCAACAGGTGACCGACAACATCGCCGACACGCAGCAGAAGCTTGCGGCGCTGCAGGCGCAGTCGGCGAAAATCGACGGCTTTCGCGCCACCAGCCGTCAGCTGAGCGACACCCAGCAGAAGCTGAAAGAGGCAAAAGCCGAAACGGCGGCGCTGGCGCAGGCGATGCGCAGCAGCGCTCAGCCAACCGACATACAGAGCCGCGCGCTGGAGAGGGCCCGGCAGCAAACCGCCGCGCTGCAAACCCAGGCGCAAAACCTGCGTCTCTCCG